AGAACATATTTTACATATCATTGATTTCTCACTTCAGACAAAAGAGATGTGGGAAAAGAATGGAGCTATAATTGACTTCACAGATGAAGAACTTATTTTCGCAGCTATGCACCACGATTTAGGTAAAGTCGGTGATATAGACCATGACTATTACATACCAGAAGATAGTGATTGGCATCGTAAGAATACAGGTTCTATATTTAAACATAATCCTAAATTAGAGTTTATGACGGTTACGGATAGAGCTCTGTTTTTACTACAACACTTTGGTGTTTCAATGTCACCAAATGAATACATCGGTCTTAGATTAACTGATGGTATGTATGAAGATGCTAATAAAAAGTATCTTATAACTTTTAGACCAGAGTTCTCTCTTCGTTCTAACATAGCTAGAATATTACATCAAGCCGATGTGATGTCTACATTTATTGAATCTGATGAGTGGAAGAAAACAGAAATTGAGGAAGAACGAAAAGTAGAAAAGAAAGTAGATAATATTAAAAAGGCGGTAACACTTGAAGAAACTTCAAAACAATTATCTGAAAAATCTAAGGATTTATTCGAAGAACTATTTGGAGATAACTAATGATACTTGAAATAATAACGAGTTGTATAGCCGTAACATTCGCTTATACAACCTTTAACTTAACAAGAAAAGTTGAGACGTTAGAAACTTGGGTAGAAAACTTTTCAAGTGATGTAAATAGAGTACAATCAGAATTAGAAAAGATTGACCAATCTGGTGCTTTTGAATCTGATGATGAAGTAGGTGCTGTATTTTTACAAATAAAAGAAACAGTAAAACAATTAGAACAATTTAGAGGAGAAAAAGTAAATGCCCGCAATTAAGAAAAAAAGACGTAAAAAAAGTAAAATGTATTTCGGTACACCTGTTCAAGAAGCTATTATACGTTACAATGATAGTGATAGTCCTATTGTACGAAATAAAATTTATAGTGAAGAGATTGCAGCTGCATTTGATAAGTTAGCAGAAAATCTAATTCACACGTTTAAGTTTTACTATTTCGATTATTCTTTTAGAGATGTAAAAGATGAGGTTGTTTCTTTTCTTGTAATGCAAATGCCTAAGTATCAACCAGATAAAGGTAGAGCATTTTCATACTTCTCTGTTGTTGGTAAAAATTATTTGATTCTCAATAATAACAACAACTACAAAAAGATGAAATCTCAAGATGATATTTCTGTTCTTGATTTCAATCGTGATGTACAAGGTGAAAATACTGAGGGTGATGTGGGTGAATACTATGGTGAGTTTGTAGACCAAATGTTAGAGTATTGGGAAAACAACATAACAAACATTTTCAGAAGACAAAAAGATATAGTTGTTGCTGACGCTGTACTAGAAATATTCAGACGTAGAAAAAATATTGAAAACTTTAATAAGAAAGCTTTATATATTATGATACGTGAAATGACTAATTCGAATACACAACATATCACTCGTGTTATTAATCAAATGAAAAACTATTACTATAACATGGTACAAGAGTTTACTTCAAGTGGTCAAATAGACACTTCAAACACGGGTTCTATATTTTAATATAAATAAAAAAAGGGAAGAAAATTAATTCTTCCCTTTTTTCTTGCTCTATACTTTAGTAGGCTGTATAAAGCTATTTCGTGTCCTACTTACGAAATAAACCCACCAACACCAATAAGGCGACAAGCCCAGCGAAACCCGACTCGCCGAACTTATTAATGATGGATGTGAGGTTACCTATAACGTTGACACCAAAGATACCACTTCCAAAGATTACTTCAGATATAGCACCTATGGTTACAAAAGATAACAATAGATGAGCTAAGTCATCAATGTATCCTTTGACCGTTGTTACGATTTCCTTCATTTGGTTTTCTCCCGTTAGTTAGAAAAAAAGGTCACTCAGTAATTTTACAGAACCGAGTAACCTCTATAAATAACTATAATAGTAGATAAATTATTTTACTCAATATATATTTATATATTACTATTTTTAAAGTAGTACATATTTATTACTAAGTAATAACATTTAGGTATATTATGGCTATAGATTACGAAATCTTTGATGGAAAATCACTTTCCTCACTATTCAAAGATATTTATGATAACACAGAATACAATAAAAAACAACTTGATATCTTAACAAAAGAACTTGTTACGTTTATTAAGGATGGAGATACCGCGGTTCAACTTGTTCCGATGATAAAAGAGTATCTTGAAATTAACGTTAAAAACGATGACCAACTTGTTAAGATGGCTGGTATTGTACAACGTCTTATTTCAGCAGAACAAAGAGCATCATCTGAGGATGAATTTGGTTTATCTGAGGAAGAAAAAAATCAATTAATGGACAATCTTGAAGATGCTGTTAAAGACATACAAGTAGAAAACGATAGAATCCAAAGTAAAATAGAATCAAAACCAATCCCATCGGAGAATTAAATGGCTTGGAGAAAACGTCGTAGTGTAGATATTACTACATCTTTACCGACTGGTGTACCAACTTATTCTAAAATAAGTTCTATGGTAAAACAGATTATTAATGCTTCTCAATATGATTATCACGAAACTGAATCTTTTGAAGTAACTGAAGTGATATTAAATGAATCCGGGATTCGTGGTAGTGTCAGGGGTACTTTTATTAATGACCCAAATCAAGAAATACTTGGTGGTATTGTTAAACCATTAATGCCAAATATAACTACAGTACCTGTGGTTGGTGAACACGTGGTAGTTACAGAATATAATGGACAACATTATTATACAAGTATTATAAATCGTAAAGGTTCTGTTAATGAAAACTCTATACCAGGAGCGGCTGGTACTTATAAAAAAAATACTAAATACGGTGAAAAATTTGAAAGAAAAGGTGTTCAACCTATTTTAATTAATGAAGGTGATATTGTTTTTGAAGGTAGATATGGGCAGTCTATAAAGTTTGGTTCAAACAAACAAAAACCTCAAATAAAAATAGTTGCGGGTCACAGAAGTACTAATGGGGAAGAAAATATTAATATAGACGATTCTTCAATATACTTATCAGGTGCGGGTAAAAACTCTAAAGATGGAACAAAAAAAGTACAGATTAAGAGTGACGATATATTTATTACTGGAAGGAAAAACTTATACTTAGAAGCGGATGAAATTTTTATAAATGGTAAATCACAGAATACAATAAAGATGGGTGACCCAAGAGCACCAATGGTTCCAACTATAAGGGGTGATGTAATGTTAAAATTTCAAAGTGATATTTTAACACTATTTTCTGACATTCAACAAGTATTAGTCTTATTAATTGCAAATCCTGCAGTGTTTGTAGCGAAAGCTAAAGCACTAGTTGATAAAATAGTAAGACTGACTGAGGTAATTACGAAACAAACTTTTCTTAATAAACAAGTGATGACGGCTAATCCAGATTTTAAGTTACCTAAATTACCAGAAGTTGATTTACCTAAAGTACCAACTGTCGAGATACCAGAGTTACCAAAATATGAAATACCAAAGATACCAGAAATACCAAAGATTGAAGTACCAAGTATCGAAAAGTTATCTATTGAGGAACAATTAAAAGATTTAAAAAAATCATAGGAGTGAATAATGACTAAAAAAGCCCTTGTAAAAATAATACAAGAAGTTGTAAAACGAGAAGTACAAAAAGAGGTTAAAAAGATATTTATAAAAGAACAAGTATCTGAAGAACCAACTATTGAAATGAAGTCAATAGTAGAAGAACCAAAAGAACAAGTAAAGTACACAAAAAACGAAAGTCTTAACAAAGTTCTAAACGAAACAGTTGGTTTAAGTAAATCTCAATCTCAAACAGAAGCTTATCCAACTCTAGGTGGTGGAACATTTGATACAAACAAAATGACAGAATTATTAGGTTATGGTAAACCAGAAGAGGTACAAAGAGATATGGTAGCGGCGGATACTTTGAGAAAAGCGGGTAAATCAGTTAACGATGTTCCAGAACACGTTACAAATGCATTAACTCGTGATTATAGTGACCTAATGAAAGCAATAAATAAGAAAGGTAAGTAATGTCAGCGACCGAAACAGATTTAAATCCTGATACCCTTGTTGGATTATCTTTTCCGTTAAGAGCTGGAAGAAATCAAGATTTTCAGATGACTAAAACATCTCTTGAACAATCTCAACACAATATAAGAAATCTCATTCTTACATATCCAGGTGAAAGAGCACAACAACCAGAGTTTGGTTGTAGATTACGAGAGTTATTATTTGAACAATTAAATGATGAGTTACCAATTAGAATCGAAGAAGAGGTTAGAAGAAGTATAAGTCAATGGTTACCATATATTAACGTAGTTACAGTCGATACACTTACTGACGAGGGTGATAAGAATAGAGTTTTTGTACAAGTTCAATACACAACAACTTTAAACCCAGAAACTATGAGTCAAATAACATTAGATGCTGGTTATGTAGCGGATACAACTTACTAAGGATAAAAAATGGCTAGAACAAGTACACAAAAGAATGTTGTAAAACAAGTAAATTATCTAAATAAAGATTTTAGTGATTTTAGAGATAATCTTATTGAGTTTGCAAAACAATATTTTCCAAATACACATAACGATTTTAATGAAGCTTCACCTGGTATGATGTTTATTGAAATGGCAGCTTATGTCGGTGATGTGTTGTCTTATTATATTGATTCACAATTTAGAGAATCACTTCTAGCTTACGCCGAAGAAAAAAGAAATGTATATAATATAGCTCAATCTTTTGGTTACAAACCAAAAACAACTACACCCGCTACAACTATACTTGATGTATTTCAAACTATTCCAGCGTTAAATGAGAAACCAGATTTTAGATATACATTAACAGTCAACGCTGGTACTGAGATTACAGCTGGAAGTACTGGAGCTACATTTAGAACACTTGAGGATGTTAACTTTAAGTTCTCTAGTTCTTACGACCCTAGAGAGGTTGATATATTTGAAACAGATAGTGGTTCACCTACTAAGTTTTTATTAAAGAAAAAAGTAAAAGTAGAGAGTGGTGAGATTACTACAGAAAGATTTACATTTGGTTCTTCTGAAAAATATTCAGAAATCAAATTAGGAAATTCAGATGTCATAGAAATTTTATCTTGTACTGATAGTGATGGAAATAGTTGGAGTGAAGTTGATTCATTAGCAAGAGATACGGTATTTGAAGAAATAGAAAACAATGTAGACAATGACCCAACTTCAGTTATTAATCGTGATGTTTCACCTTATATTTTAAAACTAAAAAAGACATCTCGTAGATTTACAAGTTTTATTAATCAAGATGATGAAACTCTTTTAAGGTTTGGAGCTGGTGTTAGTAACAATCCAGATGAAGAGATTATTCCAAACCCAGATGTGGTTGGTTCTAACTTACCTGGTAGTCCAAGTAAACTAGGTCAAGCCTTTGACCCAAGTAATTTTTTAAAAACAGAAGCGTTTGGATTAGCTCCATCTAATACAACATTGACAATACAATATTCACATGGTGGTGGTATTGATGATAATGTAAATTCAGGTGATATTACAAATAGAAGTAGTATTGGATTTCAAATACAAGACGCTACTTTGTCTTCAACTTTAGTTCAAGAAGTTAAAGATTCAGTAAGATTTACTAATCCAACTCCAGCTACTGGTGGTAGCTCGGGTCAGTCTGTTAGAGAAGTTAGAGAAACTGCTCTAGCTTTTTATCAAGCTCAAAGTAGAGCGGTTACTAAGGAAGATTACATTGTTAGAGCATATTCACTACCACAAAGATTTGGTAACATTGCAAAAGCTCACATAGTACAAGATGAACAATTAAATGTTGACCAAGAAAAAGTTGTTAATCCACTAGCGTTAGATATGTACACTCTTGGTTTTGATTCAAATAAAACACTAACACAATTATCTAACGTGGTGAAAGAAAATCTTAAAACATATTTGTCACAATTTAGATTAGTTACTGACGCTGTAAATATTAAAGATGCTTATGTCATTAATATTGGTATAAAGTTTTCTATCTTAACAAAAATTGGTTTCAATAAAAATGATGTTCTTTTAAGGTGTGTCAGTAGAGTAAAAGATTTCTTCAACATAGACAGATTTCAAATTGGTCAACCAATTATTTTATCAGATATTGCTTATGAGTTGTCTTTAGTTGATGGTGTTTCAAGTGTCGTACCACCCGTTGAGAACAATCCAAATAAACTACCAATACTCATAGAAAACAAATACAAAGTTTCCGATGGTTATTCTGGTAATTTTTACAACATAGAAAAAAGTTTAATTGATGGTGTATTATATACAGCATTAGACCCAAGTATTTTTGAAGTTAAATATCCAAATACAGATATACAAGGTAGAGTAGTTGGTGATAACTTGACAATCGGAGATTAATAAATGCATTATTTTACTTTCGCTGAAAAAGATTCTACTCTTTATGAAGCTACAGCTAGTATGAACGCTGGTTTAGATGAAATATTAGAAGTTAGAA